GACGAACATCGCACCGCTGTAGTCAGCGTTGGTGTTGATCTTCGTTACGCTATCGCTCTGGTAGAACCGGATCCCCAAGAAGTCACCCTGGTAGCCAGGACCACGCGATTGAAGCGTCTCGGCAGTGGCTTCGCGGAACTGAATAGCACCCGTTTCACTACGAAGAGCGGAGCGGAAGTCATTCATCTGCTGAGCTTGAAGCACGGCAGTGTATGGGCCGGAAGCGTTCTCGGTGTTGAGTTGGAACAACGCATCGTAGATGGTGTCCACATCAAGGTCCACGCCAGTGCTTCCAACCGAGTTCGAGAGGCTGGGGAACAGGTTGCAGAGAAGGTCAGTCATGGTCAGACCGGCACCCTCGACAAGCTTGTTCACGACCCGATCGATATCGATAGGGCCACCCGTGATTCCAAACAAGTCGGTCACTTGGTACTGGCGAGCGTAGCGAGAAACCGCCAACTGAAACTTGCTGGTGGTGTATGCGCTGTTGGACAGACCACCGACAAGCTCCGAGGTTGCTGGGTCAAACGCGCCAGGAACCGCGTCAAGCGTAATATCCATTGTGTCCGAACCAACCGCGTTCCAGGGAATCAGCGTCATGACGCTTCGGAGATCCGTTGCATCATATAGTTGTTGTCGAACAAGAGCCGAAAGCACCTCGCTTACGCGACCACCGGTACTTTCTAAGGAAGCAAAACTAATTTCTGCGGCCATGGTAATGACCTCCCAATAATTGTAGTGAAGAAATGATTTTCGACACCCACTATCGGGGGGCGTTACCGATACAGTACAAGGCTATCTCTTGACACTACACCATGTCAAACAGAACGTGCCTTGATCAAACCCTCTGCGGCGAGTGCTTTGAGAATCGCCTCTTTCGACGAGCCAAGCCCCACTCCTTGGTTGCGTGCGACTGCCGCCTTGATGTCATCGGCAGACCACGTGGTCCCATTGTTGCGAACTGGCTGGTCCGTTCCTGCGTTTGGGTTGCCCTTCAGTTCTACTGCGGGAGCAGGCTTCTCTTCGGCCTTTGCCTCGACTTTCGCCTCGACTTTGGCTTCGACCTTCTCTTCTTTGGCCTTCAGAAACGGCGCGAGTAGCGGAGACGGGCTCTTTTGTTGGCCTTCCATCCACGATGCGAAGTCCTTTGCGTCCTTGGCCTTGCCAAAACGCTCTCTGACGAACTCTCGAACCTCTGGATCGATGATTCCAGCGGAGATCAATGCAATATCTTGCTCGTGAACCGAAGAAGTGGTGTCCAGTTTGGTGTGAGCTTCGGCCAAAGCGGTCTTCAGCCCCTTAACTTCCTCAAGAATCTTCGATAACTGCTCCTCCGCTTTCCTCCTCTTCTCCGATTCCTCTCTCAGCCGGTAGCTCGGTACCGTCCCCGACGAGTTCTGAGTCTCCTCTTTCGTTTCTTCGCTCATTTTCATCACCCTGTGTCGCTGGTGTTGCGGTTTGTGGAGCTTGCTTGCTCCGGTTCAAAATCTTAGTCATGCGATCGATATCAATAAGCCTACGAACAGCCTCTTCGTCAGTATCAACGCCAGGATTCAGTCGGCGATAAGCCTCGACACGAGAGATCAGTCCCATCTCTAGCTCAGCCTTGATGACTTCGGTGTGCGTCTTCCGCTCTTCGGCAGAGGTTCCCACGTTCGAGTATTCAATACGGTAATCCCCAGGCTCTTCTGGCAGGTTTGGCGACACCGCCGAGTATGCGTTCGCCATCTTGGCCGCTTTGGCCAGAATGCGCTGATCAGCCATGCGTCTGGCGGGCTCCGTGCGCTTTTGTTGAGCCCGTTTCCCTTGGTTGGACACTACGATGGCATAGCCCGACTGCCCTTGGGTCAGTTGCAGGTCGCTTGGGTTGAGCCCGGCGTACACCGCAAGCCCCTTCTCGTACATTCTGAGCGATTCCGCAGCGGTCCGGGGGTCCATAGCTGCCGAGTACTGCCCAAGCACGGCGCCAGACGGCCCATCGGACTTGAATCGAAGAATCGACTTGTGATCTGTGGGAATCACTTCGACATTGTGACCAGAATAGTGCCGAGTAATGCCTGCCTGTGTCGATACGTCAACCGCATAGCGTTGTGGATGCGATGCGGAAGTGAACCCGTCGCCCCAGTGGGTCCACAGGGCAGCGAGGCGAAGCGACCCGGCAACAAGCTCCGCGCCCGTATGGTATGACCACAGTTGGGGAGCTATCTCGGCGTGAATCAGTTCATAAGGAAGGATAGGATTGCCCTCGCGGTCCATATACGGGTATTCCCCGGCAAGATCGGGAGCGAACTGTGCGGTCACGTCTTTCCAGACATCCCCAACCATGGTCAAGATCTTGAATATGGGCGTGGGCGACATGATGTCCCAGACTTCTTTGGTCCAGACCTCTTCACCCGCGGCGGTGTGCCGAAGACGGACTTCGGATACATACCCAGGAACATCCGGCTGGTCCGGCAATGCCCGACAGACCACCAAGTCGGGAGATACGGGACGATAACGAACGGTGGTTCCACCCGGAACCCAGTCGAGACGGAATAGAGACTCTCTGATTGCCTGCGCCCAGAGGTCGGCCGTCTGACGTTGGGGCCAGAGACGGTGAGTAATTACCGACGACATGTCGGGACTCTGCCCGTCCTTCAGTGTAACCATTGGCGCGTCAAGATAGGCATTGCATAGTTGCTGCCAAACCATTCTAAACGTATTGCGCGATAAGTCAGGATTAACCTCCAGTTCCATGGAGATCTCCGCAGCAAACATGCCGCGTATTTCCTCGATTACGTCGTCGCGCTGTTGCCCCGTCAACATCCGGTAGCGCAGACTTTGCACATCCCAACGAGCAACGTCCTCATCGGACTGTGGCATGTAGTCACTTGGAATGTCGTATGCGCTCATGTGTTCCCCGCTACCCGATTAGCATAAGGCCTGGGCCTTTGTTTCCGCTGGGTGCCAGAAAGATTTCCGATATATATCCGCACGAGTCGAACGCATCCTTGAGATCATCGTTGGCACCACGCCAGTGTCGCAAAGTATGGATCAACTTGGCGCAACTCTTATGTACTCTGAATCGACCATCGACACAAGCACTCGATAGCATACGCACGCGAGCATCGATTGAACCCCGGCGTTTGTAGGGTACTCGAATGTCGAATGGGGGCGTGGAAGATCCACAAATCTTGGCAAATTCCCTCATATAGAGGTCATTTAGACTGAATCCCATGCCCATCTTGCCTGCTGAGTTGCTATCTCCTCTTGACTCGTCAACGTCAGAGGGCTCTATACCCCATCCTCTCAGCATTTCGGTGATGGCTCTGGCCTCGGATGCGGGGGTCGAGAGTTCGTCATCACAATGCTCATCGAGAACCCAAAGAGTAAGGCCATCCCAAGCAACAAGGTGGCAGACCGACTTGCCTGGGCGAACCCCGTGGTCGAATCCGAGCCCGATCGACTGAATATTCTGCGGAATCTCGTCATCATCGAAGAGATTACCTTCCGAAAACCCAGAAACCCAGCGATCTTTGGTCAGACCCTCCCACTGAGCGAGTATTCGTTGGTTGTATTCCCAAGGCGAACACTCCAGCTTCTGGGCTTCGATGTCTTCTTCGGTACGGTGCGGCGCATTCTCCTTGGAAAGCTCGATATGCTCGACATGCCAGCCGGGTTCGGGCTCCACATTGTCCTCCACCGAGCCCTCCAGCATGTGTTGCAGCCAGCCCACCGGTCTGCCCACGGGTGTGAGCGTCAGCCAATACGGCGCCATGTCCATGGTGAGTCGCGCGCGAAGACCATGCCAGTGGCTTTCTTTGGGCGGTTCGTCAATCCACGCCCACTGGACCCTTTTTGATTCCAGCGCGAGTAGTGACTGCTCGCACCCTTTGCCGACCATCTGGCTACCATTGATGGTTCGCAAGATTTTCTGGCTTCGATACAGATACCCAACACCCGGAACGTACTTACAAGCGTCATCCAAGACGCCCGGAGGCTCCAGTTCGTGCATTACTTCCGAAATCGTCTCCCAACCAGTCCGTAGATCAGAGCACAAAACCCAACCAGTAGAGCCGGGTTGGGGTACTTCGCGGTAGGGGTGGTCCGAGAGGAGGTGAAACCACGCCTCTGCTGCTCCCCAATAAGTTTTACCCACCTTATTTGCAGCAATGAACGCCCTTTTTCTATTTTGGGACATGTGAAATCGCTTCTGAGGTGGCGACATTCCTCCTCTCGAACCGGGTTCTTCCCCGCAATACCGTGCAAGCCCATTGCGTTCATAAGAACGCGCCGTATTGATGATAAAAGCCGCAGGATCGAACATTATTTACGCCTTTTCGGTCCACGTGGGTTCCACAAGAATTTATCCGACCAGTATGCGGCAGACGTTTTACCACGTCGAATGTTTCTACGGTGCCGAGCCTTGAACGCTTTTCTGGCAGCAGGACTGAAGTTGTGACCCATCTTCTGGTCCCCAAACCGAATCAGCCTAACATCATTGCCCTGACGCATGACCACAAGCCCTTTTTTAGTTTTGTGGCCGTGCGTGAAGCGAGGCTGATTAACCCCTTTGACCCTATGTTTTCGCACGAGCCTCTTGGCTCTGGCATTCGCCCTTTGTCTTGCGGTCATCTTCTTGGCCATCACGAAGCCTCTTCCATGGCCTCTTTCAACAACTCCGGTGGCAAC